ATTTAAACCGTCAAGGGATGTTATTATTCTTCACCCTTCGGCACATCGTCGCCAATCTGTAATTCAAAATACCAGAACCCCAAATCAATTAACAGGTGATAATGATATCTACCCGAATGTTTATGAATCCATACCGGGGATATCCCTATGCAGAAACCAGCGTCAAGATTTCTATTAAAACTCCATGATATATATTTATTTATCTTCATATTTCTAATCCACATTCTCGTAAATTATGTAATAACTGCTCACTTGGTATCTTGTCAAAATGATCATCGATTCTTTTAAGCTCGTTTATTAGTTCTCTATTTTTTGAACGCTCTACTGTATGAGTCATTTGTTTAGTCTCTTTACATGGCCCCCACATTGAGCAAGGTCGGCGGCCCCAATAGTCAAAACCGGCTCCTTTCAGATTCCTCATAGTCCACGGCTTACACTCAGTAGGAGCCCCTCCATCTAAACAATGTTTTCGCTCTGTTCTACTCATTATCTACCACCTTAATTTTAAGCTCTTTCTCTATTTCTTCAATTCTATCAGTTACTATTTCTTCGTTATTATAAACACCATAACGCGACATATTATCAAACCCTGCTTCATACATAATAAGATCTTCATCTTTCATATCAATTAGTTTTCCATTTAAATAATTGAGTTCTTTGTAAAGAGTTAATACATTTTGTAAATTATCTATTTCATGCTGCTGAGTCTCGACTCCCACTTTAAAATTACTTAAAGCATAATTCCAATCCGAAGACCCCGGCCCAGTATATAATTGTTTTTCTTCATTCCAATGCCTTCGCCCGAATAGACTTACTTCTGAGTTAGCTTCATCGAATGCTTTTTTTATTTCACCATCATTCATCATATCCCCCTATTAACATTTAATAGCCGCAAATAGGATTCGAACCCATGACCCGCGCATTACAGGTGCGCCGCTCTGACCAACTGAGCTACAACGGCAAAAACTCTATGCTTTTTCTTTTCTGCGCAATATATAATTAACTGTAGATTTTGATATGCCGAATCTTTGTCCTATCCTTCCATAACCCCATCCAATCTTGTGTAAATAGCACATTTCATTCTCTATATAATCCGAGCATTTTCTATGCTTGAGAGCGGCATGTTCTGATCTATCCTGTCTTTTCTCTTTAGGGACATCCATCATGTTTTCAGACATTGTTCCTATAGCAATATTATCCTCAGAGAAATTTGAGGTGTCTCCGTTAAGATGTCTAACGACTATACCTTCTTTAAAAAGCGCTGCCCCATATTTTTGATATGCTACAACCCTCGCAACATTCAAAGTCAATACTTTACCACCGTATCCTACACCAAATGTGTAAGTTATATATCCATCTGCTTGAATTTTCTTGTATAGTTTCCTCGGCTTTCCTCTTACTCCATAAAGTATGCCATCTTTAACATATAGTCCTTTATTAACCTGTGCTATTAATGCTTTATTGCTTAATGACATTATATCCCCCATAAAGACTTTATCATATATTATTCTACATTTAACAGGGGGTGAAGTCGAATCACCGGAGGAAAGCTTATGAGACTTTCTTGAATACCAATTCTCCCTGCTTCTATTATTTTACCATGTTAATATTCAACCGTCAAGCAACCATATTTAATTTTTCGATATCTGGATGAACCGTAGTATAACACTGGCAATTCGGGTGGGAAACTGGAATACTCCCTGCAGGATAAACACCCTCACCGAGTCCTTCGTCATGCGTTGCGTAATCTTCACACTCAACGCATTCCATACAGCCCGGAACTCTATGCCACTGAACACCGTTAGACCATGATTTATTTTTGGCATATTCCTCAGTTCCCATCCGGTAGGCTCGGCCCATTTCTGTCCGATGAATTCTGTCAAGGTTTTTTGCAGCTGATCGGTAAACGCCTTTTCCGGGGGGATTATCTTTGAAAAACTGTTTCCAATATTTTGTTCGCATGTCAACATCAGGCAGAATTAAGAACCCACGGATCTGGTTTGCGATCTCTGCAGGATACATTCCGTCAACTAATCCAAGTGCTATTTTCTTTTTAATATCAGCAAGTGCTACCCTGTTAATATCCCATATTCTGTCTGATAATTTAATGCCATCAATGCCGGTAAGAAGTTTATTTGTTGCGTCATGCCATAGCGTGTTAAAAGTATTTGCATCCATTCCAATCTTTGCGCCAAATTTCAAGCTGCCGGATAAAACAGAGCTTTGTTTTTTAGCATCTAACATCCCGGTTTTTGCGGAGGTGTTCACGGATGATTTTACTTCACGCTGTAATTTTTTGGTAAGCAATTCAATCTCTTTGTCAATTTCGTTGAAAGTAGTAGTAATTCTTTTGCCTGGAAGTTCTCCGAATTGTATAATACTGTTCTGGATCTTTTTTGTAGTTTTGGTATAAGCTCTTCTGATACGTTTAGCGCGGGCCTCTATTTCGGTTAAATGATTATCACTTGCTATTTTGCCGAGTTTATTTATTTCTTTTACCGCGTCTTTATACCTCATGACTCAGGTTTTTCGTCCTCTGGTTCCTTATCCATTTCATCCTCATCGTCTTTTGTGGGAGATCCATCGTCCGGTTCTTCCTCAGCTTCCTGCATAAGGAAATCTTCTTCATCTTCATAATCGAGATCAAGCTTTGCTCTGGCGGTATGCTTTGAACATAGTTCTTCACGCCATTGCAAAATAATTGCAGCTGTTTCTTTTTGGATATCTCTGACGGCTATATCAGGAAATATAATAGAGCATTCTGTTAAGGTATCTACAAATTCTTTTTTCTCTATCAATTTAACATTTCCGTCTTTATCTTTTTCGGTTGTTTTCGTGATTTTGATTTCTGTCTTGGGAATTTTGTCGGCCTCTATCCCAGCCTTAATTACCTTTTCAAACATTTCTGAAAAATATAATGCGAAGAAATCCTGCCAATCTTCAAACTCCATTACAGCGGGTCCTTCCGCTACCATCGTTGACGCATAATTACCGTTTGAACTATCGCTCGAAACCATGAATTCAGGTAAGCCCACCCCCGCCGATATTGCTAATATAAGTGTCCGTCCATCATGCTGCACGTCTGAAGCCTGAAGGTTTGGGGATTTTAATTCATAGTCAACATTTTTATTTGTGGTAAATACCGATACACCAACAGGGGCTTTTTGCTTTGCAGTTCCATCCGGATTAGTTTTCGTAGTCGTTTCATTTGCAGATTTAATATTTGCCGTTTGGGTTGGTGTGCCAGTGACTTTTTTAATTAACGCAACGGTTGCCCTGACCTTATTCAACTTCATCCGGTCTTTTAACCAATCACGGTACATCCATAGATACTCTATAATAGGTTCAAACAATGACCGCCCGCGTTTGACATCACTGTCAACTAATATCTTTATATGCATCACTTCTGCCGCTGGAATAGGGCTCTCTTTATAGTAGTAATTAATTACCTTTTCTATATCGTCTATATCTGTTTCAATTCCAGATGATATTACTGTTTTCGTATTTGCCGTAACTTTGTCTTCTGGATTTTTCACGAACTGCGGGAGCATAAACCGAATTGTATATTCACCACGCTCTTTAAAAAAACGGATAAAGCATTCGCCATCCCTCATGGTTCTCCGGACAATCTCTTTCTTTTTAAGTTCCATCCGATTTCGTTTCCAAAAACTCTTCCACCATTCAGCAACTTCATCAAGGGTACTTTTCGGAGCAAGCCCAAACCCACGGCCGCAAATATACTTTTCAAATAACCGGATAATGTTTCTTCCGTGCGGAGTTTTGTAATAAGCTAATGTGGCTTGAGATTTAAGTTTGTTTTGATCTGCGGTATCCAGACTTCGCTTTGACGAATCATCCCCAAGCAATAACCACTCAGCCTCGTCGTCTTCTGCCTGGACCTGATTCGATTCACTGATAAGAGAATCTATTTCAATAAGCCCTTTTTTTTCTATTTCAAGTTTGCTTAACTCAATTTCCTGACTAAGCCTTTTTATCTTCCTGCCTTCAAACATCTAAGCCCCCACCAATTCCGGTTTTTTCTAAAATATCTTGGATATATTTACATTGCTCGTTGAACTTTTTTATAAACACAGGTTTCGTAATTTCCTTACTGAAAATATCCTGCAGAACCAGATTTGAGATTATAGCTGTGTATATATTAGATTTTGTTGAGTCGAAGTATTCGCGTAATTCTTTGTCTGTGAGTTTGATATTCTGTCGTAATTTATAATACCCAGAAGCTTGCATTGCAAGGAGTCCGACATCAATTGCTTTTACTGCACTAATAATTTCTTTGATTTTTGGTTCGTCCATAATAATCCCCTATAAAGTATTATAGACTGTAATATTTGATTTGTAAATGATGTAAGTTTTACTATTTATTCTTTCTTAAATTTTTTATATATTCCCATTCAAAACTTGGTTTTATTTTAATTACCTTGTCTGGATTTTCAAGTATCTCATCAAAATATTTAAAAGCCTTTTCTAATGTTTCCTGTGTTTTTTGTTCGCTCATTCTCTATCCCCGCAATTTAAATACATCTTTCCTTTACACTCAGGACATTTCTTTTTAATCGGTGGTCTGTTCATTCCTCCCCCAACTTTTCAATATCTTCAAGCAATCGTTTTGTTCCATCATCCAATTTATCAAACTGGTTATTTAATTTATCATACCCAACCTGTAAGGTAGTTACCATTTCTAAAATACTAAGAAGTTT